CCAAAGTGTCGGTCGATGTGGGCAGCGTCAGCGTGCCGGTGTTGACAATGGTTGCAATGACCGGCGCAGTCAGCGTCTTGTTGGTCAAAGTCTGGGTGACAGTAGTGCCCACCAGCGTGGTGTCCAGGTCAGGCATTACGTATGTGCGCGTATTGCCTGTCGTAATTGAGCCAGCGTTGAACTTAAACTTGCGGGTGTTGTCGCCGTCGTCCTGGACCGTGAAGTCGGTGTCGGTAACCGTAAACGCTGGCAGCACATCGGTCTGGGTCAGGCCGGTGCCCGTGCTGTTAACAACTATGAATTTGTTGGCGTTGCCCGCCAGCGTGGGCATCTTGTCAAAGCCTGCCGCAACAAGGTCCAGCTCGGCCCGCATTGAGGCCGAAGTTGCTGCCGAACCTGTCGATGGAAACGCACCGTGGTTGTAGAAAGAATTGCTCATCGAAGTCCTCTGCGCATGCTGTAGTGCAAGATTGTTGAGTTAATGGTGAACTGTGCGTAGATGTCTGAAATTGAGGCAATGCGCACCGCGATGTTTTCCGCAGTACCTTTGATCTCAACCTCAGACGGCGCAAGCGTGCGACCATCCCAAACGAAGGCATCCCAGCTGACTGAATCCCAATAGCTGGAAATCAAGTTGCTGGAATACGACCCGCCAATGTCCTGGCCAATCTCTGTTGAAGAGTAGCCCAGGTCATAGCTAAAAGTAAATTCTGCGTAGCTGGTGCCCGTGATTTCCATGGACCCCTTGCGGTATCGCTTCAAGATGCGAGGGCTCTTGATGGCGTTAAACACCAGGGTCACGTTGGCGGAAATCTCAGCACCATCAAACGATGTGCCCGCATCCAAGCGATACACAAAGCCGTTGGTTGAACCGAAGAACGAAGTCTCAGCGCCATCAGGCGTCTCGCCTTCGGTCACCACGGTCACGGCGTTGGGGAACTGGACGGGCATAGCGCCCATCATTTGGTTGTTGGAGATCGTTGTGTACAGCGCGTAGCTGTCGCTGAAGAAGACCCGGTATTGGGCCTTCTCGCGGTTCAAGCTGCTGCCGGTGGCCAAGTTGCGTCGCTGCTGAATGAACGGCCGGATGTTCAGCGTCAGGGCTGCTGAATCGAAGTTACCGTAGTTCAGCGTGGTTTGCAAGTTGATGATGCCTCGATCATCGAACACATAGCTTTGGGCCATGTTCTGCGCGGTATAGGGTTTGGCCCCGGTGCCCACGTTGTAGGACACCAGGTTCCAGTTGGCCGAGCTCGTACCGTACAGAATGAAGGTGTCGCTGTCGGTGTAGATGGCCATGGCCCCTGTTGACTGATCGCCAGGCTGGACCAAGAAGTTGGTGATGTCGTTGGTCAGCGCGATCTCGCCAGCGCCCAGCACCGGGTTCCACTGGTAGGGTAAACCCAGGGAAGAGAACTGGATCGATTGGCCGTAGGCAAAAAACAAATGCTGCTTGTGGAATGCGACGCGATTGGGCGTGTCTGTGACCATACCGGTGCGGATGGGCACATAGACCGTGCCGTCGAATTCAAAGCCCTTGTTGACCCCGTCAACGCCATAGATGCGGGTCTGGTTGCTGTTGCCACCAAAGTTGCCGCGCGTAGTCTCGATGCGGCCGTTGGCTGCCAGGGTGATGGCCGTTTGCGCGCCGACGGCGTGGGCGTATGTTGTGCCGCTTACCCGGAGGTGTTCGCCGGCTTGGAACGTGCCGGTGACTGAGGCAAAAACCAAATAGCCTGCCGCGTCGTTGGATGTCCATGCACCCGAGGCTTGCACCACACGTTTGATTGTGCCGGTCGCTCCGCTGGTTTGGCCAACGACGATGTTGTTTTCAGCAAACTGAATGGAACCGGTGTTGAACGCCAGCTCAAAGCCCAGGGGCACCAGGACCCAACCGCTGGTTGTGGACTTGTAGATGTCCATGGCCGTGTTGCCGGCGTTGTTGCGCCAAGCGTAGACAACCCCGCCAAAGTAAACGACACCGCGAATCGGGCCGGAACCCGGCACAACGGTGATGTCTGCACGGTAAGCATCGGCAGCCAGGTTCAGGTATTGGGCAGCTTGCAGGCTGGTCGTGCCCGAGGCCGCGCCCAGGGCGGTCAGCGTGCCTTTGGACACGCCGCCTACTGTAAGGGTTTCGCCCACCGTGAACGAGCCTACGGCCTTGGTGTAGACCAGCTGGTTGGTAGATGTGGAAATTACGTAGCCTGCCGCAGCAGAGGTGTTGCCGACGATCGTATCGCCGACGTTCACAGTGGCGCTCAGGTTGACCGTGATGATGCTGTACAGGGCGTCAGAGGGGTTGGGGCGGCCGTCGTGCCGTTCGTACCCGGCAATGCGTGTGTAGCCGCCGGTGATGGATGCCTCGAAGTTCAGCGCATCGCGCGCGACGCCTGGAGGTAGTGACAGAGTAGGGGTGACCAGATCGAGGCCACCGTTCATCCTAATCAGGTCGTATTTAACTGGAGCCATTCCTTGTGCCATGGTATCCCTTTAAGCCAGCGGGGGTCCGCTGACAATGGTTGGCAGCTGGTCAATCTCCATGCGGGAGTACAGGCGACGGTACTCATAATCACCGCGCGAAAGAACTTCAGGTGCAGACTCGTAGCCTGCGTAGTACATCATGGCGCGATACACGATGATCATTTGGAATCGGTCGGGTATACCTGGTATGTCAGTGTCAGCCGAGAGAGTGACAGGCTGTGTATAGTATTCGCCGACGATTGTGTAGGCTTGGTCAGGCGTCGAGCCAAAAGCCAAATCTTTGTTGGGTGTGATCGAGACCACCACAGGACGGGCATACGTGTTGCGCATGTTGGCATAACGGTACAGGTTTCTGTACGTCGTCCAGTCCATGTAGTTCATCAGCTGCTCGTCGCGGTACAGGTTGTTGACCGACGACGCCCGGAAGCTGTCACGCTTCCAGTTACCGAAGTTCGTGAGTCCAGCGTTAGCGGGGGTGTATTCCCACTGCTGGGCCACAGTGTTGAATTCAAAGGGTTCCCGCAGGAAAAGCCAATCCTCTTTCGACGTTTGCACATCGATCCAGGCTTGCTGAACCCAGGCCAGGATGCGAGCTGATTCGCCGGTCAGGTTCTGCGCTGAAGCCAGCGTAGGACCTGACACGCCGCACTCGACACGGGTCTGGTTGACAAGTTGAAGCAAGTTCATGCGGGACCTTTGATTTAGGCGGGTTCAGCCAAGACGTTTTGCAGCCATGCACGGCCGCGTGGGTTGTTGTCCTCAACCAAATCAAACGGATAGGACAAGCCGTGGCGTGCCACCATGTCGATCTGGTCAGGGGCAGCGGGGTTCAAAGTCCGCTGCGAGTATTTGGTTTCCTTCATGCGCGCCAAAATCTCAACGTACTTGCGACGCACTTGAGTAGGGTAACCGCGAATGATGACAGAGTTGGTGCCGTTGCAGTTCACAACGACTTGAGGGACTTGGTTTTCGTCAGTGGTCGAATGGACCATGATCGTGACCACCTCATTCATAAAAGCCTCATCGGCTGCCAGGCTGCGGAAGTCTCGCGATTCAGCTACCGTCTCAATGACGGGTGCGTCGTCCACGATTTCCATGCCTTGGATTGCTTTGTTCTTGCTTGTTGCCATCATTTTCTCCAGGGGTTAAAAACAGGGATTGCCAAAAAGCCAGGGGCCCGAAGGCCCCCGGCAAAACTCTTCGATCAAGAAGAGGATGGCAACAAATTACTGGGCTGAGCCAGGCATATCCATGCAGTCGAAAAACACGTCGGTGATTCCAGAAGCGCCGAGGTCGGTGCTGCCGGGAGTGAACGTGGTAGACGAATCGGTAGTGACTTTAATCAAGCCGACCAAAGTGGTGTTGGACGTAACTTGGCCGGGCACTGGGCAAGGATCGCCAGCAGCAACGATCGGACCTTGAGTGGTCGTCACGGTGCCGGAAGCGTTGATCCAGATGCCGAACAAACAAGCCTGGCTGGCAGCCAAGGCTGTGTGGCCAGAGCTGAAAGTCAAGTTGTCGGTTGCAGCCTTAGACTTGAACACACCGTTGTTGGTGAAAGTCAAAGTGTTGACGGTTTTGAACGTGTTGGCGTTCGTACCTTCGGCCAGACCGGCAGCGGTCAGCGAAAGAAAGCCACTATTGGCTTGTTCGATGTTGTATGACATGGAAGTATTCCTTTAAGAGAGAGTGTTGAGGGTGCCCATGGTGGACGCGTTAGCGACACCAGATGTGCCCGAGCCGGTAGTAATACCGCCGTGGGTGTGAGCGTTCATTGCGGTTTTAAGCGCGGTCAAGTCGGTGAGAATTGATTGCAAAAGGGCATAGATTTCACGCGAAGTGAGTTCGTCCGGCACCTTTGGCATTCTTTGGCTAATTGATTCAGACATGGTGGTTTCCTTTTTGTTAGACGGGGCCAGGTTGCCCTAGCCCCTGGTCATTACAGAGCGGTCACACCGGCTTCGATACGGGCCATGAATGCGTCGTTCAAACGCACAGTGGCAAACCATGTCGAAGCGCCCACGTAGCCGAACTGGCCCAATGGGTTAGCGTGGTTGGTCTGTGATGCTTTCAACACCACAGGCTTAATGGCAGACATGCCCTTCAATGCGACTTGGCCCCAGCAGTCTTCACCGATAACGATGAAGGGGTACACGTCGACGTTAGCAGCGCCAACAGACAACATGCCGTTGATAGTAGCGGAGCCAGAAGCCAAGAAGGACTTCAACAAAGGAGAGCTGACAAAACGGAAGTCTTCGCAAGCGCCAACTTCACGGTCGTGGATTGGCTTGAATGAGCCGTACTCTTCCACGCGGGTGAAGCCTGGCAAGTTACGAATGTCGCTCACTGCGTCAGTGTGGCAGAACACAACGTAGGCAGGTTGCACAGCGCGTGTACCGAAGTTCACGCCAGGAGCCAAACGGCTGGTAACGCGGCGGGCACGGTTGGATTCCAACGTACGAGCTGCTTTACGGATTGCGTTCAAGCTGATTGCAGTGTTCACAGCAGAGCGGCTAGAGCCGTTTGCGTAGA